ATAGTAAGTGCTTTTACTTCACCTACATAATAAATATCTTCAAAATTTGGATCTTCTGTGTAAGAATATATTAAATAAGCTGGATCTACATAATCTACTGTTACTCCATTGGCTTTATTCCAACTAGTTTTTACAGCAGCTATACCTAATGTAACTAAATCTTGATTAAATCTTTTCTTTATATTATCAAATCTGTTTTTACTAAGCTCATTATTTATAACTTCTTCTTCAGCAATTTCAATTGATTGCTTATAAGAAAGCTGCATGTGTAAATCTAGTTCTTCTTTAGACTCAGGTAATGTGGCTTTGTCAGTTTGATATTCATCTAGACCTAAAGTATTTTGTAAACCATCAAGATAAGGTTTAGCAGCCATATCTTGCATTATAGCCGTAGCATAATCAGTTCGCTTTTTTAACGCTACTGGATCTTGAGCAAAAGCTTTTATTTCATAATCTTTATTAGACAATCCATTAACAACAATATCAACAAACTTAGCTATAATAGGAACAGGTTTCCAGTCTAAATTAAGATACGATAAATCACCGTTTATAGATAATTCATCTTTATATTTTTGAACTGGTTGTTCGCCTTTAGCATATAATCTTCTTTGATGAAACAAGTTGTAAGATAACGCAAAACGTGTACCGTTACCTCCTTGTCTCCACCATTCTGTTTCAATAGCTTGAGCAACTTTTCTACCGTATTCCGGAGTAGCTTTTTCCGCATCAGGCACTGTCTGACTAGGAAAAGTACTAGAGTAGTTTGTTGTAATATTCATTTATTTAATTATTTTTGAAACTATACCGCTGTTGTTATATTTCTTTATACCTAACTCTATAGGTTTTCTTTTTCTTCTACTTACTGGTGCATATCTATTTTTATTACAAGCCATTAAAGCTAGTCCAGAACTAATAGACGCATCATGAGTAGTTCTATTATTTATATCAAATTTAGCCCAATCCTCTAATGTTCTTTGAAAATATATATCTCCATAAGAATCCCCATTAAAACCAACCATAGTTTCTATATAAGATTCTATAGCCGCAGCGTGAGCTTGCTTTATATCTTCACTTGAATTAGGTATTCCACCTATTTCTTTTTCTGTAACAGATAATTTATTCCAAAATTTATCTGGTCTATTCATAGCAAAACCTCTATATCCTCTTCTTTTAAAATGATATAAAAGTCTGGGTTTATTGTTTTCCGCTAGTATTGGCATTCCATAAAATACACATGCCATTAAAACATCTTCAAAAAATATTTCTGCTGTTTGAGGCCTAGCTATATATTCTAAAAAAAATTGGTTTGCTGGCGCTTCCTCCATGCTAAATTTAGTAAGTCCATGAAGTGAACCATTAGAACCTCTTTTATCTACGGTACCTGATATATCATATGGATCACATCCAAATGCTCCCATGTGTTCATTTCCAGGATATTTAACACCATTTTTTTCAATAAATCTATTTTGTATCATTGAATTAGGCACCCAAGTAATAAAAAATCTACCTTGATTGCTTGGATAAAACATAACCCTACTATCTTTAATCCCACTTTCCCATTGAAAATTACCCTGTGTAACTAATTTTTTACTATTTATATCTTCATTATAATCAATTTGTTGGTAAATTTTTGTTAAATTAAATAACGAAGATTTAGATTCATCTCTAAAAGCATGTTTCGTAGTTCTTGGGAACTGTCTATAAAATTCATTCAACGCATCAGCATCATCTTTTAAACCATCAACTTCATTTTGCCAGTAATCAACTACTCCTAAATATATGTCTTCTCCTTGTGGACCTTGAACTGCTTGTTTTGGAGTGTCGAATACAGGTATTCCATAAGAATCAATGTATCCTTCGTAGTTCCATTCCATAGGTATGAACAAACTATATAATCCCGA